TTAGGAATGATTGCTGCCTCATCGACATATAAAAGATTAACAGATTTACCACGAATACCAGAAGTAGAAGTAGCAGAAGTAAATACTTTAGATCCATTTTCTAATTCCACATCCCCTTTGTTCCAAGACTTAACACCTTGTTGAAGCCATATTGGTAAACCTTCATACATAACTTGATAACGAGCAAGAACCTCTCGAGCAGCAGTTGCTTTATTGGCAAGAATCGCTACTGTTTTAGCTTCCTGAAATAATGTATACCAAAGAATATATGCAGCTGAGGAAGTTGTTTTACCCTGCTGACGACCTTCCATAAGAATCACTTTACGATTCTCGTGGATAATTTTTAACTTTTTCTTTTGACAATCATACAGTTTGAATAACTGAAGACCATGATCGAGGGTAACGATCTGACAATATGTTTCAATAAAGTAAATATAGTCAGTCCTACACTTAACGATCTCCTGTATCTGCTCTTGAGTGAACTGAACAGGAACACCGATCGCTTTTAAGTTCGGATTTGCATTATATATTTGTGCCATGTTTTACAGTGCGTCGTTCCAAGATTGGGTTATATCTCCAGTGGCAAAATCTCCAATTGCAGTATACTTAGTTCCAAAATCTGTACCAGTTGCATTTACAAACACAGTACTGATTGGACCAGACGCAGAGATTGGACCAAAGAAATTCATTTTAAGAGTAAAGGTGATTGTGTAAACAACCATTCTTCTTTCTTGAAAATCACCATCATAGTTATCTTCAATACTAACGCTGTTCATAACGATAGGTATATCAAGATCTACACTCATGCGTGGAATTGCTTTGATTACTAGCGTAAACTCTGGTGTAAAGAAAGGTAGAATCTGTTCTACAATTTGTAAAGCATCTTCCTGAGTCTTAGTAAGAATATACAGTGAAACATCAATATTGTATGGTACTGGAGAATATTGAGTTTTTAAATTTGGATTTTCTGGATCGCTATTATCGTAACAAGAGATCTTTGCCATACGATTTGTTTTACGAGAAGCATCATAAGACATACCAGTAATCTCAAACGACATTCTTGGTAGAGTGGTGTAGGTATGTTTCTCTAATGATGGATCTTGTTCAACACGAACTAACCATTTTTCTTTTGGTGCATATGTTAATGGAATAACAATTTCTTGTCCAATAGTTCCGTCAGTTTTTTCTCTTTGAATTTTAAGATTACTGAACATTGAACCGAAGGCAACAATAACCTTGCGAGTTAATCCGTGATAGAATGGAGGAATGTTAAGCATTATTGAATATCTCCAAACGGATTATTAACATTGAATACAAGATCGCTGGCTTCAGCTTTAAACTTAACATTATCACCATATGAATTTGGTAAATCTGGATCTGCTTCAATTGTGCAATAACCAGTTGCTTGATCTCCAAACTCTGGAGCAGCAATTTGTAGTATTGGGGCAGTATCGTAACCAGTACCAACATCTGTAATAGTTAGTTTAGTAACTGCACCACCAGAAATTGTGGCAACAACTTTGGCTGGTTTCCATGCAGCAGTTCCATTACCACCAGACAAAATTACTTCAGGTGCGCTAGTATAACCAGAACCACCATATGTTAAGAATACATGGGTAACTGCACCAGTTGCATTTCTAGCAAAGTCCGTATCGTAAGATTTGAGAGTTTCGAAAACATCGATGTCTTTGAATCCAGTATCGATATGCTCGGAAGCATACTGGAAGAGTTCAACTTGGAGTTTGTAAACATATAGTTTACCGAGTTGATAAAATGGATCTTGGTGTTGAACGAATTTAATTTCAAATAAACCCTTAGTCAAAGGAAAGTATAATAAATCTCCCTCGCAAGGTCTATTTGGAAGTTGTGTTGTTCCGAATCTACCAACCAACTGATCCCATCTACGACGAGCAACAGTAAGGGTCGCAGACTGTTCCATCATCAAACCAAATTTGTTGATGAACGCACCCTGTCCCTCAAATCCATCTACGGACTCGAGATACATTTCAATACCGAATGCCTGTTTAAATTCAGACAAACGATCTTCACCCAAAATATTATCTTTGGCTACGAGAGTTCTTGGAATGTAATAGAAGTCCTGTCCATAAATCTGTAAGGACTCTATAATAATATCTTCCAGTAGGTATTGCTCGTTGCCAGTACCCTGAGAAAAGTAAACATTTCTTGCCACAATTTATCCTAAGAAAAAGTCTAGTGGTGCTGCTTTGTTTTGGATTTCGTCTTCCAATTCTTTAACTTCTTCGACAGCTTCTTTATATAATTTATCGCCATCTAAAGTTACACCTCCAGGAAGTTGTAATCCGCTAAACTTTTTAAGGTTTGTTCCCCACTGTCGTTTGATTAACGCAGTTGTATATCTTTTCAACCATGGTTCATTCCACACACGACTAAACTCGGATGGATCTAAAGCACGATATGCTTCAATAACAATATAGTTACCAACCTCAACTTTGTTTGCAGTTTTCCAATCCATATCGATATACAATCTATTTTCTAAACGATTGAAACGATAAATTGGTTTACCATTCAACACCAAGTCTAATGTTGCAAGATGTTGCATAACAGTTGAGTAGTAAATTAACGAAGTGCTTGACAAGTCATACAAGTCGTTTAATCTTAACTGGTATTGTAAGTCAAAAATTGACTTTGATGATGATGTGCCTTGATACAAATTCAATACACGAGAAACTCCGTATACAGCATCAGCCACTGGAATCCAACCATTGTCGATATCTCCAGGAGTCCAAAAATCATCATCAGATGAAATTGTAGCTGTTGGACCTTCTGCTCCACCAAATAATGTAATAGTTTCTCCAGCAATAAAGGAGAGAGGTGAAGATGGATTAGTATTCAAATGTGGCGCTTGAATCAATCCAGCGACTTGAAGAACGCTTGAGTCTGTGGTTGGATAGCATCTTGCAATAACACCAGAAGTCTGTCCTTGAATAGTCATACCATAGGTAAAGTCTGTAGCATTTGATTCAACAATTTTTAATTGTGAAGCAGTAACCTGATGTTTCAAATAGAATTTTTCAATACCATCGTAGTGGTATAATCTAAAAATATCTAACGATTCATCAATACGATCTTCAACCTGATCATCATCCACATTTATCTCGAGCACAGGTGCGCCAAGATTGCGTAGGCAATAATTTTTAAATTCAATTCTTGTTGATGGGATCGCCATGTTACATTCCTAACTTAGATTTTAATTCTTCGATTTGTTTTTGTTGTTCTTTAATTGCTTCAACTAACAATGGAACCAAACGCTCGTAGTGAATAGTTAGATACTGTTCATCAATTGGGGCTGGAACAACAACTTGAGGAAGAACTGCCTGAACCTGCTGAGCAGATAAACCGACTTCTTCTTTAGTTCCATCATATCCTAATGCTTGAGCAGTTTCGTTTGCAGTATAGTGGAAACCATCAAGAGAAAGAACTTTCTCAAGAGCATTCTGAATATTGCCAGTACGAGTTTTTAACTTGTCATCAGAGTAGTAAGAAGTGATTGAGTTAATCGCACGAATTTCACCAGCAGTAGTAGATGCTGCAGTACCAACACCGATAGAGTTAAACTGATAATCGCCAGAAGTTCCGCTATGGGGTGTAGTTCCGTTAGAAGCAGCAGTCAAACGACCTTGTGCATCAACAGTAATACTTGCATATGTATATGAACCAGCAGTAACAGCAGTGTTAGCAAGAGCGATAGTAACTGCGCTAGAACCATTATAAGAAGTTCCAGATAAACCAGTACCAATTGTTAATGCGTTTAAATTGCTACCTAACGAAACACCAGAAATAGTAGAGTTAGATAACTTGGCATTGGCAATAGAGCCAGCCAACATTGTGTTAGTAACAGTTCCGCTATCACCAGTAGTAACGATAGTACCAGTTGTAGCTGGCATAGTAAGAACAGTGCCAGTACCAGCAGTTGCAGCAGGAATTAACTGAACAGAACCAGAAGTAGATCCTGGGAATGTTACAGAAGTAATACCAGTTAATGCTAAGTTAGCAGAAGCACGACTTAATGTTACTGCAGTAGTACCAATGTAATGTGTATCAGATTGATAAGCTACTGTTCCACCAGCACCGAATGCCACTGACGAAGAATCAGTGCCAGTAAATGTTAGCGTATTAGAAATAGTTGCTGTTTTACTATTTGCAACAGTTAAAGTACCAGTGCTTGAAGTAATTGTCAAACCATTAATACTTGTAGCAGTAGCAACACCAAGAGTTGGAGTTGTTAGCGTTGGGCTAGTAAGAGTCTTATTAGTTAAAGTGTCGGTAGTGTTACGACCAACTAAAGTATCTGTAGCTGCAGGTAATGTTAATGTATTTGATCCAGCAATTGCAGTTGCTTGAACCGCAATAGATCCAGAAGTAGATCCACTGAATGTTGCACTAGTTGTAATTGTTGGAGTGGTAATAGTTGGAGAAGTGTCAAGAACAACTTTACCAGAACCAGTCTTATCTGTTAATTGTGTTCCATTGATTTTGAACACATTACCAGTACCAGCAGTATCAAAAGTCTTATTAGTAAATGTATCAGTAGTTGCTTTACCAACCAATGTATCAGTTGCCAAAGGTAATGTTACAGTATTAGAACCAGAGTTGGTTAAAATTGTAGCAATCTTTGGAGTAGTTAGAGTCTTGTTAGTAAGAGTATCTGTAGTATCACGACCAACTAATGTATCAGTTGCAGCTGGTAGTGTTAATGTTCCAGAAGCAGTAGCAGATGCTTGAATAGTTGTAGTTCCTGAAGAAGAACCTTTCAACTGCATATTTGTAGTTGCTAAGAACGATGCGCCCTTGAATGTTCCATATGTTCCAGAAATTACACCAGCAGTTTCAACGCAGTCAACATAATATTCAAAGTTTTGACTATCGTTTGCGAAACCAGCAAATGCTTGTTTATCGCTACCAATATAATAGTGGAATGTATGACCAATATCTTTTAAGTCATTTGAAGAAAGAGCACCACCACCAACAGGATTGTGTAAATTAATGATTGAGTCAGTATATGATGTGTTTGTGGATTCAACAGTATAACTTGAACCATGAACTGTAATACCACCAGTAACTGACAAATTACCAGCAACTGAAACATCATTATAGAATGACACTGTTGAAGAACCAGAACCAATACCAATTGTATTTGCTGCTCTACCAATATTCAAAGTGGTAGCATTTGTGTTAAACAATGTAGCAGTAGTTGAAGTAGTAGTTAAATCTCCGCCATTAACAGCAAGATCACCAGTATTAGTTTGATCTCCAATAACTGTCAATGTTCCTGCAATGTTAGCATTATCTCCAACATAAAGTTTTTTGGCAATACCAACACCACCATCCACACGAAGAGCACCAGTAGATACGCTTGATGAGTCGCCAGTTGTTTTAATATAAAACTGACCAGTGCTATCAATGAAACGCATTTTTTCATTTGCAGAAAGGAAACCACCAGTAGCAAATATAATATCATTAGTAGTTCCACCACCACCAGTGGCAAGAACCATATTACCTGCTAAACCAGTTCCAGTTTTTGGAAGAACGAAGAAATAACCATCGTTCTTACCAGTAATAGTATAGCTACTATCGCTAAAGTTAGAACCAGTCATACCCATATCTGCCCAACCACCAGTATCATCACCATTGTCACCATAAGCAACATAGTCGGCAGAACCAGTATTAGTTGAGTTTAATAAACCAATTTGAGTATATGCAGAGCCAGAGTTTTTAGCAACAATAATTGGAGCAGTCAACCCTAATGCATATGCACCAGAACCAACATACAATGATCCAGCTGCTTGAATATTTTTAGCAACACCTAGACCACCAGCAAGAACCAAACCACCATTATTAGTGGCAGTAGATTCTGTAGCATTGTTAATTGTTACAGTACCAGATGAAGCACCCAAAGAAACTGTAGTTGCTGCACCACCGATATTAAGAGTAGTTGCTACTGTATTGAATAAGTTTTGAGTAGTATTAGAACCAACAACAGTTCCAGTCTTTTCAAGCATTCTTGAATAATTAAGACCAAGAACCTTAGTTGCTGCAGTTCCAGCTGCATCTTCTGTATAGAATTCCAATTCACCATTAGATGCGCCAGCAGAAGTTTCAGCAATGATATATGTTAATTTGTCAACGGAAGTTACACCACCAAGCGAACCCCAAGCTGATGCAGCATATCCTTCGAATGTAGATAATTCAGTATTATAACGAATCTGACCAGTCACAGCAGTTGGTCGTTGAGCAGTTGTACCTACTGGAACTTGGATAGACTTAGTGCTGTTGAATACTGTTTGAGCATTATTAACAGTCAGTGTTCCAGTCGCAGCACCGATACCGATAGTAGTTGCAGCACCACCAATGTTTAGAGTAGTGGCAGTTGTGTTTAGTAAATTAAATGTAGTTTGGTTGGTAGTTAAATCGCCACCTTTAATTTGAACATCACCATCAACTGTTAAGTCATGTTTAATATTTGCATCGTAACCAATAGTAGTAGTTCCACTAGAAGTAGAACCGATATTAGTTGCAGTAGATGCACCACCAAGATTAATTGTAGTGGCAGTTGTATTCCAAAGGTTTTGAGTGGTATTGTAACCAACAACAGTTCCTGGATTTACAGTTAATGTGGCAGAACCAGTAGCACCTAATGCTACTGCAGTTGCTGAGTCGCCGATAGTAATTGATGTTTGACCATCAGCAAATAATTTTGTGGATTCAAGAACTTTAGTAGTTGCAATTTTAAATGATTTACCAGAAGCGATATTCCAATGTTCGCTTGAAGTCCAGTTAGAATTAGAACTGTCCCAGATAATAGTTTTATCTGTATCACCTTTAAGAGTAATACCACCACCATTTGCAGTAGTATTACTAGGTGTGTCAACAGAACCTATTTCAATGTTCTTATCATCAACTGTTAAAGTAGTTGAGTTGATTGTTGTGGTAGTTCCATTAACAATTAAATTACCACCAACATAAAGGTTTTTCTTGACAGAAGCACCACCAGCAACTCTTAATACACCAGTTGTATCTGAAGAAGCATCAGTAGTTCCAGTGATGTAAAAAGTATTAATACCATCAATATTAGTATATGTAGAACCAAGTTCCATACCAGTACTACCAAGAGTAAGAGTAGGAGAAACCCAGTCAGGAGAAGTAGATGCACCAGTAGAACGAAGAACATAACCTGAAGTTCCTGGAGCAATAAATGCAGTAGTGTCAGTATCTTCTTGATAAACTAGGTAACCTGCTGAACCACCTAAAATATTTGCAGCAGTAGTTGCTGAAGTAGCAGTACCAGTTGATAGCGCAGAAGCATTAACCCAAGTTGGACCAGATGTTCCACCAGAAGTAAGAACTTGACCTGAAGTGCCAGCCAATGACATAGCCATTGCTGAACCAGTTGAATAAACAACAGCACCTGCTACACCTGATAAAGCACCGCCAGTACCACCATAACCTAAACCAATCACATTACCACTCCAAACAGAATTAGAACCTAATGTTTTATTGGTAAATGTTTGAGTAGCTGTAAGAGTTGGAACAACTTTACCACCTGGAGTTGTTGCGTCATGAATTCGAATCGTCCACGCTTCAGTGTCAATTGTGATTTCACCCTGCGCTCCAGTGAACGCATTGTTCTGAGAAGTAGTTCCTCGTCTAAACTGTACTTGGGTTGCCATTTAAAATTTCCTCTAGTTTTGTATATTTATGCTTGTGCTTCAGACCAGAAAAGGTTAATGTTCACATTAGCAGTATTAGTTGATGATAGATTTTTAACTACAATTGCAAGCACATCGGGACCATCAGGGAAGTTACCATATCCACCGATTGCTGAGTTTGATAATTCTTTAAGGTTCGACAAGTCAATCTCAGAGAAACCTCCTGGTTGACCAAGAGTTGAGAAAATCTGTTCGCCTGGAGTTGCAGTGGTTGTTATCGTTGTTGATACTTGAGCGAATGATGGTTGCGAACCAAGAGCTACAGTATTAACTGAGTCCCAATCTAAATCTTCAGCTGAATCAATATTACCTGGATTCAAAATACCATATACCTGCACAGATTGGTCAGACTGAACTTGTAATTTTTGTAGTAACAACTGAGAACGATTTAATAAATCTCTATCTCCAAGAGTTCCAGAAATTGAGTTGGAAACTGATGGTGCCAGTCTAATAAAAAATACTGACTTAGAAGCACTAGCTGATAAACTACTACTTAATGATGGATATGAGAAGTAGTAACCACGATCGGTATCAAAACCCCCATCCATAATATAAGAAGATCCCCAGTGATTTAATGTTGGAGCAGCAGTACAGCTGATGAGTAGAACAGAAGTATGTCCGTTACCTGCAGCATGACTTGCTGCAGATCCACCACTAAATGTTTTATTTGTTCCGCCAAGGAATAATTGGAATGATGCGCCACGAGTACAGTTAATTAAAGAATTACTTTCTGTATCAATACCAGTAAATGAAATGCATTCATTTTCAATGAGAACAACACCACCATTTACAGGAAAACGAGAAACATCAATAACAGGAATTGTTGTGTCGCTATCTGAAATAGAATTAGCAAGTTCACCAATTACTGATTCGTTAATAGTTTGATAACGAACAGCAGTATTACCTGAACGCATATACGCTTCATCGTTAATATTGTTTTGTTTCATGCGATGAGCAAGAATCATATTGCCATCTGCGCCACGACACATAAAGTCAATAAAACCAGCACCATACCAAGAGAACGCAATACCCATCATTTGCATTTTATTCAAGTTAATATTATAACCAGAGATACCATTACCATCTAATGTATCAATGTTAAATTCTGATTGGGGAATTCGTCTATCAATAACAGTTGCAATTTTAATACCACTAGATACATTAACGCCACGATACGCAGGGTTAATAGTTAAGTTGTTATCATCGGCAATAGAACCTACCATGTAAGTCATACCACGAATAACGATACGATCGCCAACTTTTAACTGCTGAGTAAAACGACCTGAAGTGGCAGAAACAGATTGGGACCCTGGAGTTACAGTACAAAAACCTGATAGTTGGTAAGTTGCCGAACGCTTAGCCACTGCCAATTCTGTTCCATCAAATTCCCAAAACAATCCGTTTTGGTCATCAAATGCTCCCATACGCACAGAAGCACCATGCCAGTGTTTAAGAGTAACACGAGGTAAATTAGTAATAACAGCAGATGTAGATCCAAGAGTTTCTGCTGCAACTAATGTAAAGGTGTTTTCATTAATAATAGTATTAATGCCATATGTTCCATTATATCCTGATGTAACAACACCAGCAACTTCAACAGTGGCACCAACTTGAAGTCCGTGATCTAATTCTGTTGAAACTGTAATAAGAGATCCTGGAGCAGTTCCTGCTGCAGAAATTTGATCAAGGTTCATAACAGGATTAAACAAAACACCTGAAGTCCAAAGCACACCTTTACCAGACTGGTAACGCATATACTTCTTAGTTTGACGAGAAACAGATGCTCCATGTGAGGGAACAAAGTTGCCCAATTGAACTCCACCATCGAAAGGACGATGCAAAACGAAAGCATCAGAACGAGTATACATGTTTAGTGATATTGCACTATTTGCAACTGCACCACCAACACGAGCAGTAAATGTAAATGTCGTTGAAGAAGGAACTGATTCAGCAAAAAAGTTACCAGTCATTAATCCGTGATTTGTTCCATTAGAAATAGCAATACCAACTAATGGTGCTCCTGGAACTAAACCATGATTGGCTGAACAAGTAACAGTAATAGTGGATGGGTTACTTGCATTGGATGTTACTGAAGCGATCGGCAATTCAGAACCACCATAAAATCCACCACGACGACCATAAGTAGAACCACCTTTAATAGATAATCCAGTTGTTCCAACAATACCTTTAGCATAATATGTAAATGTTGTAGTGTCTGGAACTGTGGCGATTACGAAAGCACCTTCAGCACGAGCATAGTTACTTGTTCCTGTTAAGCCATACATAATAACTGGATCAGCAACAGAAAGACCATGAGGTGCTGTTGTTGTTACAGTAATAGTCGATGGCGATGCGCCATTAGTAGTAACATTACTAAGAAATAGATCTAGTCCAGGTTTTTCATAAATCCCTGGAATATTACGAATGTCTGAATAGTTCTGCCACTTAGTTGGTTGTAATCCATATTCAAAGTCAGCGTCAATTAAAGACTGAGGGTTAGAAACACGCATACGCTCAATGGCATCAACACCCATAAAATATGGACGAATAATATTACCTTGAGTTTTTGGTGCATCAGTATAGATAGCAACACTATCTGACGATGACATTGCAGAAGTGTCGTAGTTAAATGTTACAGTGGTAACACCAACTTGTTCGGTGTAGAAACCAGCATCTTCTTCTGAATCATAAACAACAGTACCGCCACGAGTTGGATCTCCAATAGCATAGATGTTATTTTGCGATGTTTTATTCGCAATAATTAACAGTTGAGTTGCATCACACTTTCCAGGGAATTTTACATATCCTGCATTAGCAACATCTGGAGAGAAAATATATTTTTCAACTAATTGGCGAGCCATTTTATTCCTTTAGAATCCAAAAATAATCGAGTATCCGATATAATCAGCTTTAACCGATTGGTCAATATTTGATAACGAAACGATACCGTCAAGTTTCAATTGACCCATATCGTAAATAAGAGCAGCAATATCCTCAATAGAACCAAGATCTTCTGATAGACTGATAACTTCATCAGTAACAGAACCAAGATCGGATTGAGCATTAGTTGCGAAAACAGCTGAACTGATTACCGCATTGGATGCAGCATTAATCCATGCGCCACCAGTATAAGTGAGAACTTCTCCTGCTTCTGGCGCAGTGATGGTAACATCAGTTAGGGAATCTAGTGTTGAAACATCACGAGTTACCCACTGAACACCTGTTCCTGTGGAAACAAGGATTTGTCCGTTCGTGCCACGAGTACCATCTTTGTCTTTAAGACCTTGATTGATGGTTGGTTGAGTGAGGGTTTTGTTTGTGAGGGTTTGAGTGCCGTTTAATGTAGATACTGAAACGATAGAAGAATCGACTCCAGTAGTTTTCTTGAAGAATAGGTTACCATCATATGTGTTGAGAGCCAACTCTCCTAATTCGAGGTCGCTCGTAGATGGTATTTTGCTTGCGACCGCAGATCGCTTGAGTTTTACTGTGTTACTCATTATAACCTATTCTATGTAGAACAAAAATACTCAGTATTTACTGAGAAGAGATGGATTTAATCCACCTCTTATTTAGCATTATTTAATACGAGGATTTACCACCAAGAACCTGGATGAGTAATGAGTGGACTATCTAAAGTAAAGGTAACTGGGAAAGCCAAAATTCCATTTGCATTTACAATACTACTTAATGCGCTTGTGTCGACCGCAACATTTGGATTTGCAGGATCAACTGGAGCAATAATAAAATTACCAGCATCTAAACCTAATACAATTTTTGTAATATTTGATGCGCCACCAGTACCAGCAACAGTAAAATTATAACCACAAACTCCATCAGTTACCAGCGAATTGGCAGCAAAGTATGCAAGAATTTCTCCCAATTTTAATGAGGCTATATCAGTTCTTGCTATACCATATTGTGCAATATCTGCACTGGCTGTTCCACTGCTTAGGAATCCAATAGAACCACCAAAGTCTGTAATACCTGGTCCTTGATATGATGTAGTAAAATCAGTATCCGATATTGTAAAACTAGAACCTACAGTAGCAGAAGCAAATCCCTGTACTGTAATTCCTGGACGGATCGTAACTCCTGGACGAATTGTCATTGTCGGTGCTGTCATTATTTGTTCTCACTTAATTTTGCAGCAGCTGCATCTAACTGTTCTTGAAAAGCAGCCTTATGCTCTAACATTTTTGCTTGAATTTCTTCTTTGGTCATTTTAACCCCAGTCTGATAAAGTTAATGCGCTGAATGGATAATTCCAGTTTCCTTCATATACGCTATATTCATTAAATGCAGAACTACCCAATGGTAAAAGTTGACAATACCGCCAGCCATAGAATTCAATAAATATTGGAAGTAAAACAACCGCAGTATTTGGCGAATGATCGGTACTACCAACACCCCAGTTTCCATCTAATAGAACATAACTTGTTGCTGCAGGAGAAGAAAGAGCATCAATATAATCTTGTTGTTCTTGAGTTAATTCAATAACAGTTATTCCTTCAACAGTCTGAATAAATCCATTGATAGTATTAGTATTATCGCCTTGATTGTGATCAAATTGATCTTGATGAATAAGCATAATGGCTGGCGCAGCCTTTACGGTTACGCCACCATTAATTGTTGTGCCACCATTAAATATAATATTTGATGCAGTCATTATTTAATCCTTAGTATGTACCACCATCAATATCGAAACCAGAGAGAACACTAGTATCTGCGCCAGCACCAGTTAAATTCCCACCAACATAAATTTTCTTGGCAACAGATAAACCACCTGACATTACAACAGAGCCAGTTCCTAATGGACCAGCTTCAGTAGAATCAGTAAAAGTTACTAGGTTGTTAGCAGCAAGAGTTGTAAACGCACCAGAACTACGAGTAGTGGCACCAATGCTAGAACTGTTGATAGTTTTATTGGTTAAATCTTCAGTGCCAGCTAATGTAGCGAGAGTACCAGTAGTTGGGAATGTTACACTGGTTGCAGCAGACATTGTGAATGTCGTATTGTATGCACCAGAAGTAGTAAGATTACCACCAAGAGTGATAGTCTTAGATCCGTTGTTTACACCAGTACCACCATAAGTTGGATTAATTATTGTTGCTTTCCAAGCACCAGTTGTAATACCAGTGGTAGAACTAACTGTAGTGATAGAAGATTGACCAACATAATCTGTTGAAATATCAACAGAATTTGCATCAACAGAAATACGATTTGCAGTTCCACCGACAGCAAGAACACCAGTGGTTAATGTTAAACCATTACCAGCAACAGTAGATTTAAGTTGTAAACTATCACCAGAGATTTCAATACCACCATCAGTGGCAGTATTTACCTTAAGAGTATAACCATCTTTAGATAAACCATCACCAGCGATTAGAGTGCCAGAAGCTGAGAACAGAGTCCAATCAATCGCAGTAGTTCCAACATCAACAACTTTGGTCGTTACAACGAAACCAGCATTAATATTTACAGAACCATCTTCAACGAAAGTAAATGCGCCTGAAGTAACTTCGGTGTTTTGATCAAAGTCAGTTGCACGAGTCCAAGCACCAGCATCATTGGCGACATAGATACCATTATCTGCAGCAGTGTCTTGATTCTTAACAAGGATACGATCGCCAGTAACAGTTGTTTTAGTATCAACTGTTTTAACACCAGTCAGTGCGATATCAACAGTAGTTGCTAAACGAACTGATTGTTTAACATCAAGACCTGAACGAGCAGCATCAACATAGTATTTGGTAGCTGCATCAGTGTCATTAGTAGGTTCAGCGACATTCTTAATTTGAGCATTGCTTGCATCAACATAACCAGCACCGATTGGCTCCAACACAACATTAGCATCAGTGCCAGCGTTAGTTGCAGAGATCGTATTACCAGCGATATTAATATTACCGATAGTTACATCATCTAAACCAGTGATAGTAGTTACAGTTCCACCGAGAGCAACATCAGTATCACCGATTGTGATAGTGTCGGAAACCCAACTTAAACTACCTTCGCCATCTGTTTGAATAACATAATTTGCAGTACCATCAATAGTTGGAAGGGTATAAGCATTATTAATCTTAACACCATTAGTGTCAGCTTGTAAACGAACAGCATAGTCACCGCTATAAAGTTTTACACCACTCTGACCAATCATCCATGAGTAGTTGTTTTCAATACCAATGGCATAATTAGTATTAGTTCCGTACAAACCAATACGAGCATTGTTGAATGTATTATCTGGTGCACCATAAGCACCATAACTTAATTGTAGAGTACCATCATCTGGGAAAATTGTATCGCCATTAGTCTCGAAAGACCACGCTTTAGTACCACCACCACTGTTATTTGCATAAATGATAACTCTATCATCAGCACTACTGATATACATTTCACCATCAAAACTAATCTGACCTTTTAGAGTGCCAGAAGAATTATTGTTATCATAAAACTCAATACCATTATTAGGTAATGTCAATGCGCCAGCACCAGTGAATACTAAGTTTCTCTCAGTACCATTAGAAGCAACAAGAGTTACATCACCAGTAGAACTTGTTGTTTCAATAGTTCCTGGAATCTGTAAATGACCATTGGAATTTAAAAAAGTGACAATTCCATAATCGTTGGCTAATTGAATATCATTGTTGTTTGCTTCTAGGTATAGTTTACCATTTCTTTGCGCACGAACAGTGATATCATCTGGGCTACCTGTTTGGTAAGAAGTATCAGAACCACCAAGGTCGATAAATGAATCACCAGCATCAGCATTACCTAATGTTAAACCAGTATCGCCAGAGTTATAAAGATTAATGTTACCATTTGTTAACCAAGAAGCGATATGTAATCTGCTGTTATCATTATCTGTATCTGGGTTGATAACAAATTCGTTGTTATCTTGTGCCCATAGTTTAGCATAACTTACACCAGATTCCGCAGTATTTACATCTGGGAA